GTTGTAAGATTCTTTCAGTTAAAGTTAGCGTTGAAGTATCTGTAAAGTCACAAGTACCATCTTTTACGATACCATCTGTTGCGACTTTTTTCATTACTTGTTTGTATTTTACATTAGGTACAATAGTTATGTTACCCTCTGCTAACGTTTTACCTGATAATAGAGCAGCTGAAATATATTTTCCTGCAAATTCACCAGCATACGTTGTTGTTATTGAAGTTGTTGTTGCCATTATTTAATTAATTATTGTTAGAAATTGCTTGTAATACTCTACCATAGGTAGTGTTTTGATTTGAGTTAACTGCAAACTTTGCACCTAGTTTTTCTTCAATGTTTTCAGGTGAATGTTTGATGCCTTCTGCCGCAGGTTGAGATAATTCTTCTTGCTGTGACATTTCCTCTTTTTCCTTATCGCCTGATATAGCATCGATAAGTCCTTTGATTTGCTCTTTTACTTCTTCAACAGATTCTGCTAAAGCTGTAAGTTCCTCTTTAGTAGCGTAACCCATTTCAGATTTTTCTTCTTCCTGAACTGGTGCTTCTTCAAGGTTAGTATCTTCTACTGCTGCTGCAGTTTCGTCTACTACTTCTTCTGAATTTTTGATATCTTCTATCATACCTTCTGTTTTAACGATTAATATTCTATTGTCCGAAAGTTCGTACTCACCAATAGGTAAGGGAACATTCTGATCCTCTGTTTTAATAAATACTTCGCTACCCGATTCAAATTTATCAGCAGTTAGCACAGTACCGTTCTCCAGAGTTATTTCTTCTAAAGAAATTTGTTCTAATTTTACGTCTACATTATTAGGATCAACACCTAATAAAGTTTTGACCTTTGATAATATCTCTGTAGCATTCATAACTATATAATGAATACACGATATTTTTTTACATTTTGTATTAGAGAAATTTTAAATACGCCCTATTCCTTGCGCTTCTAATGAACCATCACAGCATTTACGACTATAAGTATTGTCTGGACACAAACAAGCCCTTCTAGCACCTTTAGGTGACGTTCTACTAGGTGTTTTATAATGTTTATCTTTCTTTGGCATTATTTACAAATACAATATTCGCAGTTACACATATTTATCTTTTTATAGGTACACAGTTAGGTACTTTTCTTCCATTCTTCATTTTAGTACCAATCATTTCGTAACCTGATTGACAAGGTTTTTTTAAATCTTCGCTGTGTTGTTCACAAGGCATATACCATTCTTTACCTTCGTATTCGTGTACGTGATAACCTTCGCACCCTAAGTCTTTTGCCATTTGTTCAGCTTTTTCTTGTGTAGAATATGCAAGGCGATCATCTATTATAGCATATTGTTCGTTTATTACTTCTGAATATAAATTAAGTTGTTTTATTTTACTTTCTGCCCAACTTTTAGCTGATTTACCACCCCATAATAAATAACTTATAGTACCACAAGCAGTTGTATCGCTAGGATCATAATATTCTTCTGCTCTAGATAAATAACTATACATTCTTTTAATAGTTTCGGTACTTACTTTTTCTTTTTTAGCTAATTGTTGCGCTCTTATCTTACCTACATCGGTTGCACACTTGTTATTTACTTTGTCGTTTAGTTCTATACCTCTTTTAGCATTATTAGCAACAGAATCTGGATAGTCGTTAAAACTTTCTAGTGTTACTTCTAAGCCATTAACAATATCTTTTAAGGTAGATAATAGATATTCCGCTTCCGCTCTTTCTATTGCGCTTAAATCATCTTTTCTGTATGTAGACTTGTCTTGAAAATAACCTTCTATTGAAAAACCTTTTACAGCACCTGTTTTAACAAATTCTTGCCATACTTTATCTGAATTTACCTTTACACTACCTACCCAAGTACCAACAGGGTATTTTAAACCATAAAATGCAGTTTTGTCTTTTATAGGATCTTCTACTATCCAGCTTTCTACTAAACTTAAACCTTTTAGTTGCATTTGGTGTTCTAGTGTAGCATTGTTTTGATTACCTTCCATTAAATACATTTCACTAGCCTTACGAACCGTGTCTTTACTAAAATATATATAATATTCGCCTTCTTCGTTAACTCGTAGTATTGGTTTATTAGGTATAAGTAAAGCACCTAGTAATATTCTCTTTTCATCATCAACTTCTGCTAATTTATACTCAGCGTCTTTATTAAGTGTAATAAAATCTTCTTCTATTGCTGGTTTCTCTACAATAGATATAGCTTCTATACCTGAATACTCTTGTTCTTCGTCTAGTATAAGTTCTACTATCTTCATAATTATATAATATATTTATTTATGTTTTTTTTATATTCCACTTTCGTTTATAATATTTCTATCTAATTGTTGTGCCGTTGTAACATCTCCTGACACTACATATGCTTTAGTAGGCGGTTGGTTGTTTAGTGTTTCAGCTATTTGATTTAACGGTGATTGTCCTACTACATTAAATGCTGGTGCTTGTGCTATTGGTGCTGCTGCTGCCGATACTCCTGCCGCACCTGATCCTCCGCCTGGAACTTTTGTACCAACTATATTTTTAACTGCCGTAAAACCTGTTGTAAGTGCTGTAGCAAATCCAATTAAACCTAATGGGAAAAATGGTTTACTATCTAATGCTGTTGTAGCTGCTTTATATGTACTCATTATTGCTTCTGCAGTTAATGCTGCTTTAGCTGCTGCGCTATTTTCATTTAATGCACCTGCTATTGCTTTTAAACCGTCTTTAGCTAGATTAAATTTCATATCTGCTAAATTTTTGTCTAATAGTTCTTCTTCTGCATTAGCTTCAGCAACTAATCTAGTTTTTTCAGCTTGTGCTTCTTTGAAAGCAGCCGATTCTTTATCTAATAATTTTTCTTGTTCTGCAAATACATCTAATGCTAATTGTTTTCTAGCTTCTGCTGCCTCTTGTTGTATTCTTAGTTTTTCAAACTCATTATCCGTTAAGTTTATTAACGATTGCCTTTCTGCTTCTTCTAGATCAAATGTTTGTTGTAAAAGATTAGTTTGTAAATCTACAGATTCTTGTATTAAAGCATTTCTATTAGTTAATTGTTCAGATTCTATACCACCTAATCTCTCAGTAACTTCTAGTTTTAAGTTTTGCGCTCTAATTAATTCTTCTTGTAAATCTATATCATTTTCATTAAGTGCAGCTTTTGCTTCTGCTGAAGCTAATTGTAATTCTGCTAACCTAAGTTCTTCCTTTGCACCCTCCTGTAATATCCTAGCTAATTCTTCATTTGCAGCTATTCTATCTTCAATACTTTTACTTACATCATCTCTTATTTGTCTTTGTTCTTCTGCTGCTTGTAATGTAACTAATCTTTGTCTTTCTTGTTCGGCTGCCGCTAACCTAGCTGCGTTTGCTAAATCTACCGATACTTTAACTGATTCTGCTGTTTCTGTTACATAATCCTTTATTGCACTTGCCGCATTAGTTACTTTTTCTTTAACATCTTCAAAACTACCATCAACACCTGTTACTATATCTACTGCTTCTTTACCTGCTGTTTTTAAATCTTCTACGGCTCCTGCAAAGTCTCCCTTGAATAGTTTACCTACAGCTTGACCTATTATACCTAAAGTTTCTTTAAACTCGTTAAACCTATCTATAATGCCTTCTTTAATAGAAGTTGCAAATTGTTTTATATTTTCGACAGGATCTTCAAAAAACGCTTTAAATGCATTTGTAATGTTTGCAGTATTATCAACTATTAAATCAACAAAATCTCTAAATATTTTTGATATCGTACCTGTAACTACTGCTAAACCATCTGCTGCTTTTTGGTTAGATAAAAATGCATCCGATAAAAATTGGAATGCTTTTAAAAATATACCTATACCTAATGCTTTAAAAGCTAAACCTATACCTGATATGCCTTTACGAACTTTATTAGCTGCGCCTTGCAATCTTTTAAAACCTTTTTCGGTAGTTTTAGTTTGTTTCTTACTTTGTTTTTCTACATCTTCTATAGAGCTTTTTATTTCGTTAAACTCTTTTTGTATAGATTCTAAATCTTTTTGTAGATCACCAACTTCAACTTCTAACTCTATTGTTTTTTTAACAGCCATCTTCTTTTTAATTTATATTTGCCTTTTGCTATTAGCACGTTCTCGTCTTTGCTTTTAGAGTATTTTAATAATTCGATTATGCTGTGTAACATATATATATAATAGTTTTATTTTATTTTTTTAACAACTTGCATAATTAGAAACTACACCACTACTACTTATTTGCGCTCTATAGTTATTTTCGAACTTATACCAATTACCACCACCATTAAATTTCTCTGTAGTTTTTGCTTGACCTGCTGATACAGAATCTGTATATATTACTGTACTATTGGCTAAACTAGTTCCTGCGAAATAAACTATTGTACTTGGTGTTGTTGTACAAGCAGTTACTGCGTCAGCACTTCCAGAACTTGATATTTTTATACCCGTTAATCCTGCAGTAGATGGATTTACACTATCATAATATAAATCTGCATTAGGATAATTCCAATATAACCTTTCTAAATACCCACTACTATCCATTTGATAAAACCTTGTATATCTACCTCCTGCGTGGTCTACCCATTGTTGCGTTGATGTATTAAATGATTGCAATTTTGCAGCAAATATTTTTTGATCAGGGTACTGTGAATAATATATTCTTAATGGATCAGATGAATGGTCTTGATTAAATGTACCCTGCCCATATGTAGGTGCGGTTGTTAAATTTTCATCAGCGTATACTAATGATCCACTACCGAATACACTACCAGCTTGATATAAGTAATCTGTCGTACTAAATGATTTTCCAAATACTGTAGTTAAGTCATAGAAGTTTGTTCCAGATACATAATCTGCAGTTATTCTTAATCTCCATACATTTAAGTTACAACTTTGTTCTGCACCTAAAGTTCCATTACCACCCGATATAACGTGATATTTGTTTGGGTTTAATCTATAATTGCCATCTGCTGCTAATCCTGATAATGTACCATTAGTGTTTGTTGTGTATAATACCATACCTACTTGCCAAGTTGAAGTATATGAGTAATAAGTAGTTGTTGTCGACTGTACACACGCTGTAAAAGCACTAGTGTTATAATGTGCGTTATATGAATATACTTGTTGTGGTGTATTTACTGTTTCGTATGCACTAGATATAGTTGTCCCTGCACTATTAGTAGCTGATCCCCAATAATAATAAGTTGTGTTAGGTGATAATGATGTAAAGTTTAATGATTTAACTCCAGTTGATGTAGTAGATATACTATAAAAAGTATTACCTGCTGCATTATAAGCACTATTATTAGTCCCCATCCAAATACCTGCACTTGTTATACTTGCACCATTATCATTTGTTATGTTTATATTACCTGTAAAACTTGTAGATGTTACACTAGTTTCGGTTTGTGTTTCTACTGATGGCGCAGAAGGTGCTGTAGTTGTTAAAACTGTTTCATAAGTACTTGATACACCTTTTGTTGAGCTATATTGATTTGTTGCTGTCCCCCAATAGTAATATGTAGTATTGGCTAATATTCCTTCTGAACTACCGAAGTCATATGTTTTTATACCTGTAGAAGTAGGTGCAGGTGTTATATTATAATGTGGATTATTAGTAGCCGCTGCACTATTAGTTCCCATATAGAATCCTGCTCCATTAATAGTATCACCACCGTCACTAGTGATTTCTAATCTAGCTGTAAAACCTGTATATGTTACATTTTGTTCTGTTAATGCGCTTACAGTTGGTGGTACAGGTGCTGATGGAGTTGTATGGCTAAGGGTAGTACCTACACCTTCCCCGTGTTGATTTACACCATATGCTGTTACATAATAAGTTGTATTACCCGTAACTCCTGATGTTTTATTATAAGTATAACTACCCGTAGATGTTCCAGAAACTACTTGTTTACTATTAC